CAAAAACTTGCCCGCGGAATTGGGGAGCGTCCCTTTTGATCTAAAACTATGACAAATCCATTTTCACCGTTTATCACCGCTTTAGCGAGCGCACACGATGGCCATGCGAGTGTTCACGGTGCAGGAGGCCACGCGATGGGAAGTATCGACATGCATGGCAGCACGCAACATCTCCACGATGAAATCGGAAGAAACCTAGGGACTGTCGATCACTTCACTCACGGTTCTGCGACGCTCCATAGCGCTTCGGGCGCAACAGTTGGGTCGGCGCACACAGTTGGGCATACTACAGTAGTTACGGACGGCCACGGAGCGCACGAGGCCACAATTCATCACGGCCCGAGCCACGACACCATCGACCAGGGGCACCATCACGTGACAGTGGATCATGTGGGACATTCGGACGTTTACCATGACGCACACGGCACCGTTCAAACTGTCCATCACACATAGTTAGCAGCCGCCGCTGTCGATGAGGTCGTCGAACAGACCCGGCTGGAATGGCTCCAGCGCGGCCTGCTCATCGCGGAAGAACTCCGCCTTGGACTTGCCCATCTTGCGGCCCTTCTGCGTGTGGCAGTCGAAGGCGTAGTCGGGGATTCTCTCTCGCCCGGCTTTCTCCAGATCGGCGGCCAACTTGTCCGCATCCAGACCCGCGCACTGGTCATAGACGAAGTTCTGCAAATGATCGGCATCCCGATTCTTCTTCGCCGCGCACAGGAGAATCACGGCTTTGCTGATGAAGATGCGCCCCTTGGCCTGCTTCGCCGGAACGGTGGCGTTCACGAGCGCGTAGCCGTCATGCAGCGCCTTCACTTCCTGAGTCAGAATCCCCCAACAATCTTCGGCGCTCACAGTAAGCAGCCGCTTCCAGACATAGTTGCCGTAGCCGCTGGCCCAGAGTTCCAGCGCCCAATAGCCGGCAAGGCGAGTGTCTCCGCGGCGGATGGCTTTCTGCATCGCCGAGGAAACCTCACCAAATTCATATCCACGTTTAGTTAGAAATCGCATGTCTTGATTTTCGTTCGGAGGCAACGTGAGGCCAAAAAGAAAGGAGGGTGTTGAGGGGTGCCGCGAGCGGTCGTGCGAGGGTGACTTGGACATGCCTTCCCCTCGTCGTCGTCCCCGCGTTTTGTCCATCGCTGAGTGGCTCCATTTTCATGCCGTGAGGGAGACGGACTGGCGGCGCTGCACATCCATCGCGGTCTTGTCCTGGCTTTGGTAGCTCTCGAAGCGGATGTGGGCCTTCCACTTCCGCTTGAGGTATCGCTTCTCGGCGGCGATGCGCTCGGCGGATCGGAAAAGCGAATTGCCGCCGAGGTTTTTGTCCCGCTCCTGCACGAAACAGAACCGGGCTTGGTTGAAGACGAGACGATTGTCCATCAGCTCTTGCAGCGTGGCGTCGATGTCGCACTTGCACTTGAGCAGCTCGTCCCATTTCGGCACGCCGCCGTTCGCATCGCGGACCACGCCCACCGCGCCGCCGACCCAGTGATGCACACCGAACGGATCATTGCGCTGAAGCAGCCGGGGATCGCTGCGCTGGTGCCAGCCGAACAACCGCGCCCCGGCACCACGCGCGCCGTAGGCGGAGTTTTCCAGCATGGCCAGCGTCTCATCGGTCGAGAGCTTCCGGCAGCGTAGCGACACCATGCAGACGCAGGCGGTGATGTCGTCGTCGAGCATCACGAGCGCGTCCTCCTTGAAGTGCCGCAGAATCCAATTTCGCACCGCACTCACGCCCGTCACGTCATCGGGAATCGTGACCTTCTCCAGCGCGACGTGCGCGTAATCAGCCAGCTCGCTTTCGGGAACCACGAGTGTCGCCTTCGGGAACAGGCGATGGCTGGTGATCGACCGCGGGCGGCTGCGGCTCATGATGACCAAGCGCAGGCTCAGCGGGGCCAGTTCCGGCCAGTCCTTCGGGGAGAGCAGGTTGATTTCCGCCGGCTGCAGCACGGCGGGCGAGTTCGAGGAGACGTTTTCCATGGAGGACGCGGCCGAGGCCGATTTTCTTGGTTTTGCGGGTGATCGAGAAATCCACTGCGCGAACGCCGAGGAGCTGGAGCGCCAGCATCCAGTCGCGAAGGTCGTGAAAGAAAAAGGCGAGATAGTCGTGGTGTTCGAACGCCTGAATCTCCATGCGAGGAACGGTTTCCACGTCGTCCTCCGGCACCTCGTCGTAGAGACGCGCGATCTCGTCCTCCATGAAGCCCGTGAGTTCCACGTCGAAGGACGGGTCGCTCTCGCGGATGCTTTCGATGACGCGCTTGAGATCGTCCTCATCCAATTCCGCGAGTTCCGAGAGGCGGTTGTCGGCCAGCAGGTCGGCGAGTTCCTCCGCCTCGCTGGCGTAATCCTGAAAATCGACCGGCACCTTCTCCGCCCCCATGAGCAGCGCGGCCTCGAGGCGGCCGTGGCCGCGCACGATCAGCCCGCTGCGTTTGCTCACCGTGATCGGCCCGCGCCAGCCCTGGTCCTGAATGATCGAGGCAAGAAGCTGGATTTGATGCGCGCTGTGCCGGTTCGGATTGACCGGGTTCGGCTTGAGCGTTGCCGGATCGACGAGGGCATTGTGGGCGCAGTGGATCTTCACGACGACCGGCGCGTGTCAAAGCGCCGTGCCTTGACCCGACTCCGCAGCTTGCGGACACTCGCCGGCCATGAAGCACAAACAGTTCGCCCGGACGCTCGTCGCGTGGCGGGAGGCAAACGACTACACGCAGCAGGAGGCCGCGGACCGGCTGGGCGTTTCGCGGCGTTCGCTGGAAAACTGGGAGCAGGAACGCGCGATGCCGCAGGGCTTCGGGCTCAGCGCCATGCTGATGATCATTGGGGAGCCGGAGGCGAAGCGCCGAAAGGGGAGATAATCGTGTCGACACGATTATCTCGTGTTGACGCACGGCGCGGGGCATGGACGCCATCCCGCCGGACATCGCCAAGAAGCTGCTCAACCGCGACTTCGCCAATCTCGTCAAACGGGTGCAGGCGGGCGGGAAGATCAACCGCACCGAGCGCGCGATGTTGCAGTCGATGGCCTCGGGCGCGGGCGGTGACGGCCCGGCCTACGTGCGCAACTTCGTCGAGCTGGCGGTGGCGCTGAAGGTCAGCCGGCAGACGATCAACGGCTGGAAGAAATTCGAGGACGCGCCGAAGCCCGAGGCCAACGGGCTGCATGACGTGTCGAAATGGAGGGAGTTCATGCGGGCGCGCGGACTCAAGGGTGGTGAGGAAGCGCCGGACGTGCAGCAGGCGCTCAAGGCGCGCAAGCTCCTCGCCGAGGTCGAGGAGCGCGAACTGCGGCTGGCCGTCCGCCGGGGCGACTTCGTGGCGGTCGAGCAGGTGAAAAAGGAATGGATCGCCCAGATCAGCCGTGCGCGGGCGCTGCTCGAAGCCCGCCTCCTGGATGAAATGCCGCCCATACTTTCGGGCAAGGACGCCCACGGCATCCGCGAGGAACTGGAGCGGTTCGTGATCGAATTCTACGAGTTGCTGCACGGGGCCACCGATGACGCACGGAAATGAGCACGTTGCTCGATCGCATTTGGCGCGAAGCCTGGTGCCCGCCGGATCGCTCCCCGCCGTGGCTCTGGGCGCACCGGCACATCGCGGCGATTCCGTATTCGCCGATCCCCGGCCGCTTTCGCATCGAGAACTCGCCGCACATCCGCGAGCCTCTCGAAACCATTGTCGATCCCGCCGTGCGTCAGGTCTGCATCCTCGCCTCGGTGCAATCCTCCAAGACCACGGCCGCCGAGCTGGCCCTGTGCTATGTGATCGCCAATCTGCCCGGCCCGACGCTCTGGCTCAACGAGACGGACGACGACGCCAAGGACCAGGCTGAGTCCCGCCTCCACAAACTCTTCGAGGAATGCCACCCGGTGACGCGGCTCTTCCCGCGCGACCGCCACAAGAAACGCACGGCCACGATCCACTTCGCCAACGGCATGACGCTCTGGGTGCTGGGAGCGCACAACAAAACGAACCTCCAGCGGCGCTCCATCCGTTGGATCTTCGCCGACGAATGCTGGTCCTATCCGCAGGGCCACATGGCCGAGGCCGAGGCGCGCGTGACGGCGTTCGGCTGGCTGGGCAAATGCATCTGGATGAGCCAGGGCGGGGAGGAGGGCGACGACTTCGACCGCAAGTTCCAGACGACCGACATGCGGGAGTGGACCTTCGAGTGCCCGCATTGCCACACGCGCCAGCCGTGGAGTTGGGAGCAGGTCGAGTGGTCCAAAACGGCCCGCGACGAAAACGGCGAATGGGATTTCGCCGAGGTGCGGCGCACGGCGGCGCTGCGCTGCGTGTCGTGCAATTTCTACTTCGATGACAGCGACCGCATTCGCCGTGAGCTGAATGCCACCGGCCGCTTCGTCGTGCAGAACCAGCGCGCGGCGAAGGAGAACGTCGGCTTTCACTGGAACAGCCTCTCCACGATGAGCTGGGGCGCGCTCGCGGAGCTGTATCTCCGGGCGAAGGCCGTTGCCCGCCGCGGCGACATCAGCACCCTGAAGCAATTTTACCAAAAGCGGCTCGCGATGCCCTGGCGGGAGTATGAGGACGACTACAAGCTGGAGATCACGCGCGGTGGCTATCGCAAAGGCGAACTCTGGGAGGACGAGGCTGGGGTGAACGCGCGCGGCCAGATCGTCGCCGCACCCTACGAGCCAGGCGACATCGTGACTCCACTGCGCATCCTCACCGTGGACTGCCAGATGGATCATCTCTGGGCGCTCATCCGCTCGTGGAGCGCCAACGGTTCCTCCCGTCTCGTGTGGTTCGAGCGGCTGCTCACCTTCGACGACGTGGAGGCGCTGCAGGAACGCTTCGGCATCCACTCCAGCCTGGTCTTTGTCGATGCCGGCTACGCCACCTACGACGTGTATCGCGAATGCGCCCGGCGCGGCTGGACGGCGCTGATGGGCGACCGCCGGCCCACCTTTGTTCACAAAACCAAGGCTGGCCGCAGCATCCAGCGGTTCTACTCCCCGCGCCGCAAGGTGGTGCTCGGCCACAACCAGCACTGCTCGGTCTTCTACTTCGCCAATCTCGGGACGAAGGACGCGTTAGCCCGCCTGCGCCGGAACCAGGACCCGGCGCGCGGTGCGACGTGGGAGGTCCCCGACGACATCGACGAAGAATACCTCACGCAAATGGAAGGCGAACGCCGGGTGAAAAAGGGCGGTAAATGGCTCTGGGAACGCATCGGCAAACGCGGCAACCACGGTCTGGATCTGGAAGCCATGCAGGTGTGCGCGGCCTTCATGCTCAAGTTGATCGGGCGCGAGGCCGTGGTGGAGCCGTCGGCGTCCGAGACCACGCCAGTTGACGCGGGCGGCGAGGCATGAAGCAAGATCCCCGCTTTCATTCACTCCGACTCGTCCTCGGTTTTCTCCTCATCGTGGCGCTCGCGCTGGTTTTCGCCGGCTGCGGCGCGCCGATGCGCCTCGAATATCAGAATCCAAAATACGGCGCCGGAGCCGTCGAGTTCACGCTGCCGAAAAAGGAGGGCTACGCGAAATGAACCTCGATCAAACGATTCGTGCCGTACAGGCCAAGGTCGGCGTCACGGTGGATGGCAATCCCGGCCTGAAAACCTGGGCCGCCATCTACCGGCAGATCGTCGGCGAGCTGCCGCAAACACCCGAGGTGCCCACAAGCGCCGACGCGCGCAGTGAGCAAAACATCGCGACGCTCCTGCCGCCCGTGCAACCTCTGGCCCGCGCCTTGATCGTCGCCGCTGCCGCCGCCGGGATCGCCATCAAGATCATCTCCGGCACGCGCACTTACGAGGAGCAGAACGCGCTCTACGAGCAGGGCCGCACGCGGTCCGGCCGCATCGTGACCAACGCTCGCGGCGGTTACAGCAACCACAACTTCGGCATCGCCTTCGACATCGGCGTGTTTGAGGGCGGCCGTTACCTCGATGAATCGCCGGCCTACAAAGCCGTGGGCGCGCTCGGCAAACAACTCGGCCTCGATTGGGGCGGGGATTGGCAGAGCATCCAGGATGAGCCCCACTTTGAGCTGCGCCCACCGTGGGCGCGCGCGATGCGCGAGGGCGCGATGCTCGCCGAGCTGCGCACCCGCCGGGCCGCCAACCGGGAGGTCTTCGCGTGAACCCCTACGCGCTGCCCAACCCGCCCGAAACCAGCCACGACGACCGACGCACCCAGGCCGTCGCGCACAAGCACGGGCTGCCGGGCATCGGGCGGCTGTAAGCATCCATCATGGCCGCACCCGACTATTCCATCGGCTTCACCCAGCAGGAGGTGGAGGAAATTCTCGCCGCCCAGAAGGAGGAGCTGAAGCGCACGCTCGCGGCGTGGTCGGAATCGGGCTCCACGATCACCAAACGCCGGATCGACGAGATCCACGCGGTCATCGAAGCGTGTCAGAAGGCGCTCCGCCGCCTCGCCCCGCAAATCTACGGACGGCCCGTGCGTGTCGGCACGAGCGAGATAATCGGCCATCTGCCCAAATGAATCCACTGCGCGCCATCGCCCGCTTCCTGCCTCGTGCCTGGTTCAGCCCTTACGAATCGGCCAATCCCTCGCCGCGCCGTGGGCGCGTGCCAGGTGCGGCTCCGCGTGATGCGAAGCTCGATCTGCTGCCAGGCGTGCGGCGCGAACTGGTCCGCCGTTCGCGCTACCTCCACAAGAATTCCGGCTTCGTCCGCGAGTTGGTCGGCAACATGGCGATCTACGCCACCGGCGACGGCATCAAGCCCCAGGCGCTCTCGGGCAACACCGAGTGGAACAAGGCCGCCGAGGAATACTTCGCGCAATGGGCAGCTCAATGTGAGGTCAGCAACCGCTTCTGCTTTGCCGAGTGCCAGGCGCTCGTCTGCCGCGGCATGGATGTGGACGGCGAATACTTCGTCCACAAGACGCGCAACCGCGACGGCGCACTGCGACTCCAGCTCATCGAATCACATCGGATCGGCGACGCTGATCGGAATGACACGGAAGACGGGATCGGCTTCGATGAGTTTGGCGCACCGGCTTTCTACCGCGTGCTCCTCGACGACGGTGGCCGCAAAGACGTGCCCGCGCATCTGATGCTCCACGTCTTCGAGCCGGAATACGCGAGCGCCGTCCGCCAGGCCCCGGCCTTGCAGCACTCGATCAATCACCTCCTCGACGAGATGGAGCTGCTGGCCTTGGAAAAGCACGCGGTCAAAGACAACGCGGACGTGTCCCGCATTCTCAAGACCGAGCGCGGCGAACTCGACGAGGACGGCGACTTCGCCATCGGCAAGCCGGCCGACGGCGAGAAGAGCGAGCCGGGCGCGTTGCAGAAAATCATGGGCGGGAAGCTCGTCGCGCTGAAGCCCGGCGAATCGCTCGACAGCTTTGCGCCGAACCGGCCGAGCCCCACATTCACGGGCTTTCTCGAGCATTTGCGCCGCGACTCGGCGCTCGGCCATATCCCCTTCGAGTTCGCGGCCGATTCCAGCAAGGTCGGCGGTGCCGGTGTGCGACTGGTCGTGGCGAAGGCGGACCGCCGGTTCTCCTATCGCCAGCTCATCCTGATCGAACGCTTCCTCAAGCCGGTCTGGTTCTTCGTCATCGGCGACGCGATTGCGAAGGGCCGGCTCGATGCGGTTCCAGACTGGACCAAAGTCGCTTTCACCACACCGCGCCGGATCACCGTGGATGCCGGACGCGAGGCGCAGCAAAACCGGGCCGATGTGGAGATGGGCCTAAAGACCCTCACTGAACATTATGCGGAGCAGGGCATGGATTTCGGCGAGGAGATGGAGATTCGGGCGCAGAACGCGCGCGCGCTGTTGGATCTCGCGGAGAAATACCACGTCCCAATCGAGATGCTTTACCGCCCGAGCGGCGGAATCGCCGCGACTCCTGCGGTGGGCGAGATCGAAGACCATCCAACGGTGAGCGGTGTCCGGCAGCCGGGATAATCGTGTCGACACGATTATCTCCCCTTTTTGACAGGCGGCACCGAGCGTGACGCCACTTCTTCACGCCATCCATTACCAGCCCTGGCTGATCACACCGGAGGCACACGCCGCCATGTGCCGGGCCGCGGGCAATCTCGGACTGTTCACTGATCCGCCGCAGCCGACCTCGCCGCCCGCGCTGCTCACCGTCGAGCGCGGCGTCGGCATCGTGACCATTCACGGCGCGTTGATGAAGCGCCCGGACTTCTTCTCCCGACTGCTGCTCGGCGCGACCGACATGGAGGACGTGGGGGCCGCGCTCGTCGCGGCGCGCGACCGCCAGGATGTGCAGGCGGTGTTCCTCGACGTAGATTCGCCTGGCGGCACGGTCAACGGCACGCCGGAACTGGCCGCACTCGTGGCCGACGTGTCGAAAGCCAAATACACCTACGCATTTACCGATGGCCAGATGTGCAGCGCGGCCTACTGGATCGCCTCGCAGTCGGATGCCGTCTTCGCCACCCCCAGCGCACGAGTCGGCTCCATCGGCGTGCTGCTCCCGATGCTCGATGAATCGAAAGCGTTCGAGCAGGCCGGCGTGAAGGTCGAGCTATTCGCCGCCGGCAAATACAAGAGCGTCGGCGTGCCCGGCGTCTCGCTCACCGACGAGCAGCGGGCCTGGCTGCAGGCGGACATCGACGAAATCTACGCCGACTTCAAAGCGGCCGTGCTGGCGCGTGGCCGGCGCATCACGCCGGACGTGATGGAGGGCCAATGCTTCTCGGGCCGCAAGGCGTCCTACAACTCGCTCACCTCGGGCGTCGTCCAGGACCGGGCCACCGCGCTGATGAAACTCCGCGAGCGGCATGTGAAGCAGCCGGCCAGTTGACACTCAAACACCGGCACAGATGAAAACCATCGACGAACAACTCGAAGACGCCCTCGCTCGGGTGAAGCACCTAGAAGCGGATGCCCATGCCGGCTCCACGCTACTGAGCGAAGCGGCCAAACAATCCGACGATCTCAAGGCGCAGATCGTCGCACTCACCAAGGAAAAGGAAACGCTCACCCTCGCCAGCGGCGAACTGACTGAGCAGCGCGACCGGCTCGCGCATGATCTCGCCACGGCGAAGCAATCGCTCACTTCCGCCGCCACCGCCGCCGACGAACTCACCAAGGCGAAGGAGCAGCTTTCCGCCCTCACCGCCGAGGTCGAAAAGCTCAAAGCCGAGGCCAAGACGGCGGAACGGATCGCCGCCGAACGCTACGCCGCCGCGAGCCCGCAGCCTCTTCCCGTCACCTCTCGCGGCGACACCAAGGCCAGCGAACTCGTCACCAAATTCAAAGCCATCACCGACCCGAAGGAGCAAACCGCCTTCTGGCGCGGCCTCTCTACCGAACAGCGCACCCTCATTCTCAACGCCCAATAACCGCCCACTGCCATGCCCAATACTCTCACCAACGTCAAAGACATCAAAGTCGCGCAGAACGCGCTCCAGCCGTGGATGGCCGGGCTGCTTCCGCTGCGCGCCTTCTCCACGAACTTTTCGCCGGAGCCCGCGGACAAGCTCGACACGGTGCGCGTGCCCGTCGTGGGCGCTCCGTCGCAGTCCAGTGAGTTCGCCGGCAGCTACACCGCGAACGCCGATTCGACCGTCTCGGTCATCCCGGTGCAGCTCAACAAGCACAAGTTCAAGACCGTCCACGTCACCGCCCGCGAGGCGAGTGAGACGGCGCTCAATGTGCTCGAAACGCTCGTCTCCAGCGCGGTCAAGCAGCTCGCGCAGGATGTTCTCCAGGACATCTTCTCGTCCATCACCGCCGCCCCCTACGGTGCGCCCGGCATCCCGGCGCTCGCGGCTTCCGCGTTCGACTACAAAAAGATTCTGGCGATCCGCGAAGCGTGCAGCTTGGCGAAAATGCCGGTCAGCGACCGCGCGCTCGTCCTCGATGGGGCGTATTTCACGAACCTGCTCGGTGACGAGATCGTGGCCAAGAGCTTCATGGCACCGATCGCGCAGCCCGGTGTCGTCGAGGCGCAGATCCGCCGGTTGGCGGGCTTCGACATCTTCGAGACCACGATCCTGCCGGAAAACGGCGAGAAGCTCGTTGGCTTTGCGGCGCACCCCAGTGGTCTCGCGGTCGCCATGCGCTACCTGGAGCCGGTTGCCGAATACGACGAAGCCGGTGCCGTCACTGACCCGGAGACCGGCCTCACCTTCGGCTACCTGCGCTACACCGAGACGCAGAGCAACCGCATCTTCGTCACGGTCGAGTGCCTCTACGGCTACAAGCAGGCCATCGCCGACGGGATCAAGCGCATCGTGAAGCCGTAATGCACACCGCACATATTCGGTGGTTGCAAGCCCCACTGCTGGAAACGGCAGCGGGGTTAAGCGGGTAACTGGTATTCGAGCGCGAGATTCCCGCGACTTCCGAAATAGAGGTGAAGCGGTTGGAATGACGGTGCCGCAAACGCGCTACTCAACTTTGTGAGCGAGCTTTCCCATGCATGCGCCTCCTCGGTTCCATAGCGTCCAGTCAGCTCCTGAAGTTTGGCCACAACGCCGGAAATGTCGGTCGCGATTCGCTGACGGAATTGATCGATTGTGACCAGTATCTAGTCACCTTTCTCGTCTTGGAACAGTTGGAGAGAAGTTAGGAACGGCTCGTCGAGGTCCATTCCTGAATCGAGGTCTGGCGCGATGCGCTTGAAGCCCGCGTGCATCAGACACATGAGGTGGAGTCCCGAGAACGTTTCGCCGGGGATACTCCGAAGCGTGTATTTCTTCTCGTGACTGGCGTAGTCCAAACCGCTGCGACCGAGCATCCCAATCTCGAACGCGATGGCACGGACGTCCTCAACCGCCATCGGCGCGTAGCGCTTCAGCGCATCAAGCAGGAACCATACGGCTGCAGGATGCTTCTCACGCAGTAGTTCGGGATTGGTCGTGCCTTCCTTCGCTGGTGCTTCGGTGACTTCGTGGGTGCCGGGGTCGGGCTTCCATTCATACCAGCCGCGCACGCCGAGCAGGTCGGCGAAGGCATCGACGAGATCGTATTCGTCGCCCGGTTGGAGCGAGTCGCGGCGATCTTTCCAAAGCTGGAAAAGACGGGGCGATAGATTGGCGCCTTCGAGCCGCTGGTAGTGGGTCCAGAAATCCGTGGCACCGTGAGTGAAGTCGTCGAGGAAGAGTGCCGCTGCCCCATTGAGTGCAGTGGTGGCGCGGAGGACTTTGGGCGGCGTGACTTTGAGAATCTCCGGGTGGGTCGTGGCGGCTAGCGCTTCACTCGCGAGGCGATGGAGAGAGACAAACTGTGCGTGGCGCAGCGCTGGCACTTCGCGATGCAGCAGCGTCTCGATCCACATATCGAGAGGTGTATTGAAGATGCTGCCGCAGAGACCGCTGACGAGGTCGAGCACCACACTCGAATCGCCAGCGTAGCCCTGCCTCTCCAATTTCTTGATGTCCGGCGCGAGCGAGCGGATCGCCAGTTCCCGTGACTCAGCCGTGGTGGCGAACCACCGGTTGCGACTACATTTCCGCGCGAGCGACTCGAGCCGGATGTGCGTGAGCTCGTGGGCTTCGACGTGCTGGGAATCTGGGGGGGGTAGTCGCTCGCTGACTTGTACGATGTGATGACCTCGCCCTCGCTTCCACGCCATCTGCGCAACGCCGCTGAGTTGTCCTAGCACAGTCTCCGTTCGCACTTTCACCGGATAGCCGGAGAGCGTGGTGACGTCGGCTTTGTAGGTCTCAAGTGTCTTAAACACGTCGGAGCGCTGCGCCTCCGCGAGTTTGTGCTGTGCGCTCAAGTAGAGCTTCCGACCTTCGGCGAAGACTGGCTGCGACCGAGCGTCCATGACCTCGGCCCGACCAAACATTGCGTCGAGCACTTCAACGACCTGAATCGGTTGGTCCTGCCCGTGAACCAGAATCGCTTTTCCAAGCCAGGCATTGGCGAACCCCGGATGCGACGCGATCGCTTCGTCGAAGCACCGCAGCGCCTTGGCCGAATCGCCGAGTTCCTGCGAAACGGCTGCAAGGCTGTTGAGTGCATACGGATCGCCAGGCTTCAGCTCCAACGCACGAGTGAAGAAGCGCGCTGCCGCCGGGAGATCACTGTCGTGCTTCACGTAGATATTGCCGAGCACCACGTAGCTCAACGCGTCGTCAGGTTGCAGGCGCAACGCATCGATCAGCTCGTTCTTGGCGCCCTCCATGTCGCCGAGTTCAAAGAGCGTCATCGCCAGCTCGCGGCGCGCGTCGGCCATCGCCGGATCGAGTTCGAGCACCCGATCATAGATGTCCTTTGCCTTCCGAAACTCGCCGATCTTCGCCCGTTTTGCCGCCTTCTCGTAGAGTCGGCGCGCTTCCGTTTGCTCCTGCACGGACGCGCCCTCGAACTGGATCGTGGCCACGCCCTCGTTGATTTCGATGTGGAGTTCTCCCGGCAGATAATCGAACTGCTGGCGGATCGCATCGAGGATCTCGGCAGACGAAAGCCCACCGCTCAAATCGCGCGGAGAGAGAAATTCTAGGTCGGCAAGCCGAACTACGAGGGTGACCATGTGCATTCACTGCACTGCGGCGGCAATTCCTTCGAGGGAAAACTCGATACGAACATGAGCTGGCCAATCCGGATTTTGACAAGCGAACGAGGGCATGTCGCTCCACGAAGAAAAAGCCGCCGCGCTCGCCGAAGTTCTCGCCGCCACGGGCGAGCCGATTGTCTGGAAAGGTCGAACGCTGCACGCGCTCGTGTCCGACAACCCGCTGAGCCAAGACCTCGGCCTCGGCGGATTCGACGCGAAGGGCGATTGCACGATGAAGGTGCTGCGCTCGGCGCTCGGCACTGACCGCCCAAAGCTCGGCGAGACGGTTGAGTTTCAGAGCGCGACTTACCGCATCACGCGCGTCACCGACCATCCGCAGTTTCCGATGATCGTGCTCGTCGCCGAACCCGTGGACTGACGCCATGCTCGACCACGCCCTCGACCACGCGCTGCTCGCCCATCTCAAAGCGCTGCCTCAGCTCGCCGCGCTCCACGGCTACACCGGCCAGGACAACGCGGAGCACAAGCTGCCGGCCCTCACCGTCAGCACGACCACGCCCGAGGCGCTGGCCGGTTCCGACCTGGCTTTCAAAGGCGAGGTGGACGTGATCATCGAAAGCGAGGCGCACTACACGGAACCCGCCGCCCACGCCACGCGCGTCGAATCCGCGCGTGCGGCGCTCGCCAATCGCGGCACCGTCATCGCCGCGCTCAATGCCACCGGCCAACTCCACATTTACGGCTATGCCGCCATCGGCACCGAACCCACCGCGGGCGACGCCCGTTTCAACACGAAGCTCAAGTACCGCTTCGGCTTCGGCCCGGCGTGAATTGACACCACCTCGCCGGTATGCCCGCAAGCGACGTAAAATTCGGAATCACCCGCCATGCCGGCGCGCTCATCGACTCGGTGGAAACCGACGACAGCGTGCAGATCAAGGAACTCGCCGGCAGCGACGGCGAGATCGCCCGCGTGAAACCCTACCGCCAGATGACCGAAGGCTCGGTCAAGGGCCACGGCGAACTCTCCGTCGTGCCCGGCGTCGGCGATCCCGGCGTGAGCGGCCTGCCCACCGGCGGCGTGACCGTCATCACCAACGTGAAGCGCAGCGAGAACAACGAGGATTTCGACGGCTGGGACTACAGCTTCAAACATTACCCGAGCGCGGAGGCCGTGGGCTGATATGGAAAAAGGCGACCAACTTTGCATCCTGCGCGCCGAGGTAAAGACCGACGCGGACGCGCTCAACCTGCTCCGGCTCGTGGCGGCCCTGGCCACGCTCGGCATCCCGCTCGACCACGATTGCCCGTATCTGGAAACGCGCGAGCTGATCGACGGCCGAGAGCGCCGCCTGGTGACGTGGACGCTCAAGGCGCAGAGCGTTTGCGGGCAGCACGACGCGCGGAAGCTCATCGAGGCGTGGCACGATCCGGTCTGGACGACGCAGAACGCGGAGCATCCCTTCGCCTACATCGCGACCGCCTTCCGCAACGCCAGCCTGCTCGGCGCGGAGGTCGCCCGTCTCGCCCCGGTCGCGCTGATCCGCAAAGGCCGGCGGTTCGCGCTCGTGCCCTTCGACGCCACGCCCGAGCGGCGGAAAGAACTTCTCACCGCACTGGAAAAATGAACGAACCCGCCGCGGATCGCACGCAGTCCAACATCGACGCCTTCATCGAGCCCGCGCCGGAAGCGAGCGGCCTGAAGCTGCGCCCGTTCTCCGCCGGCACGCTCACGCTCTGCCGCGCGCTCGGGCTGACCATGATCACCGGCGCGAGCCAGGAGCAGCTCGAAGCGATGTCGGCCGACGACAAGCAGCGGCAGCTCACCACGTTCCTTTTCATCCAGTCGCAGCCCTTGGAAGCGGTAAAGAAAGCCGTGAAGCTGGCGCGCGAAAACCGCGAGGCGTTCGATGAGGAATATCTGCTGCCCTTCGAGCTGGAGCTGCCCGTGACGGCGATGTTCACCGCCATGACGCAGCTTGAAAACAACCTCACCGCCATCGAGGCCGCGCAAATCGAGGTCATCACGCGGCCCGGCGGTCGGAGCAAAGAAGCGCAACCGCCCCCAAACTGATCGAGCCGGTGTGGACGGCGAGTTTCGTCTTCACACTGGCGCGAGAAACCGGGTGGTCCGAGCACTTCATTTTCTGGGAACTGCCGCTCGCCCGATTGCTCCAATACCAGCACTGCGCGCTGCGGGCGCATGACGTGTGGACGGTGCCCATCGCGCACGCGCCCGACCTGCAATTCGACCGGCTGCTCACCGGCTGGACGTCCCATGAAACCTGACCTGCGCTTCAACTTGGGCGAAATCAAACGCGCCCTCAAACAGCTCCAGCCGCATGTGAAGAAATCGCGCAGCGAGCTGACCGAGCAGGCTGCGCGCGGGTTCGTCAAGGAGGTCGTGGAAATCAGTCCGCCGGGTGGGGGAGGGAGGCGCGGCAACACGGCGAAGAAGACCGGTGAAGCCGCCATTAAATCCGATCTGGCGCGGGTGATGACCGGGATGCGCGCGCGCAAGAACGCCGCCCTTCAAGACCCGCGCGAGATTCATCAGCGGTTCCGCGACCTGCGCACCGGCCGCATCAATCCGCGCAATCTCAAGCAGCCCTACGCCGTGGACGCCTCGGCGCTGCGGACGTTGCAGCGCGAACTCATGGCCCGCGTCGGCAAGCTGGCGGGCGGATGGAACGCCGGGGCGGCAAAGCTCGGCGTGAAGCTGCCCGCGTGGGTCGCGCGCCATGGCCGCGGGCGTGGCACGCTGAGTGTCGTGAACACGTTTCGGCTGTTTCGCATCACGATCATCAACGCCGTGAAATACGTGACCAGCGTCTCCGACTACGAACGGCGCATCAATTCCGCCGTTAGCATCCAGGCGGGCAAGATGCGGCGGCAAGCGGAGTTCCTGCTGACACGCGCTCTCCGGCGAGCGGGCTGGAAGTAATCCAGTAAAATGCGTTGCCTGAGCCGGTGCCGGGGAGTGACGTTCGATGGATGCCTACCGCCGAGCATTGGGTCACATCTTTCCTTTCCAGCCGTGATCCGGTGCATCGCTACGCTTCATTCGACTACTGCTTCAATTACTTCCAGAGCTTCGAGAACAAGCGGCAATTGGCCGATGCCGCGCACCTTGAAACGAGTTGCTTGCAACTCGGCTTCTATCTCGCGAGTTGGGGGATGTTTCGAGGTTCGAGCAAACTGCTCCGCGAAAATAGCGGTCGTTGCTTTGCCCCTGTGATTGAAATCATCGCCTCAGTTGCATGCGATCAGCTTTGGAAGCTCGATGTGGATAGCTACACGCCAGAGAGGATATTCGCGCTCGTTTCCGCATACAGGGCGATCCGTGCGAAACTGCTCAGGGCGGAGCACCAGCACCTCACTCTGGTGACGAAAATTCTGCTGGGCGTATTCGCCTGCACACCCGCATTCGACACGCGGTTCACTGTTACCTTCCGCGCACTGTATCCCGACTGCGGGTTCCGCAGCTTCAATCCGACAGCACTCGCGAAGATCAGCGAGTTCTACCAGAAGCACGCCACAACCATTGATCACTTCAACCAACAGATCCGCACTTTGGCGTTCAGCAACGGCAATGAGACCGCGGTAGCCTACACGAAGGCAAAGATCGTCGACATGATCGGGTTCCAAGCAAAAGGCGCGGGCGTCGAGTGATTTGAACGCGGGCGGAGATCACCTCGTGGCTGGTTGACGCGGCGCGGCGGGCATGCCCAAAGCAACCGCCGTATTCGATGCCGATGACAGCCGCTTTGGCGCGGCCCTGACGCGCATCAATGGCAGGATGCTCGCGCTGCAATCGCGCATCGCGAAGTTTGCCGGCGCGTTTCTGGCAATCCGCGCGGCGGCGCGTGTGGTGACGGCGGGGTTCGATCATTTCAAGCAGGCGGTCGATGTGGGCGGGCAACTCAATGATCTCTCGGCCAATACCGGCGTGGCTGTCGGCGATCTGGTCGTCTTGCAGCAGGAGTTCGCCAATGCGGGCAAGTCGGCGGAGGACATCGGGCCGGTGTTCGGCAAGATGGCGAAGACGCTCCAGGGCGGCTCGGCGGACGACACGATCAAGAAGCTCGGCATCAATCTCGAGGAGCTGAAAAAGAAGACGCCCGCGGAGCAGTTCCGCACGCTCGGCGCGGCCATCAACGCGGTCCAAGACCCGTCCCAGAAAGCGGCGGCGTCGATGGAGATTTTCGGTCGCAGCGGCGCAGAGCTGCTCTCGCTGTTTTCCTCGGACGGCTTTGGCGAGGCGGCGGCGCAGGTGGGCTTGCAGGCGCAGATTCTGGCGAAGGACGCCGCGCTCTTTGATGACGTCGGCGACAAGCTCGCGCTGACCGGCGTGAAGGTGCGCGGGTTCTGGGTCGGCGTGGCGGAGAAGGTCGCGCCGGTGCTCAAGCCGCTGCTCGACAAGTTCGCCTCGCTCGATCTGGCGAGCTGGGGGCAGAAGGCCGGGGAAGCCGTGGCCTTCATCGTCCAGGCGTTCGCGGATGGGAAGGTCGGGGACATCCTTTTCACCTCCGCGAAGATCGCCTTCGCCAACGCGGTGAACTTCCTCGCCGGCGCGCTCATGGCTGTGGCGCAGGCGCTCTGGCAGGCGCTCGTCGAGTCGATCAAGAACGCGATCACGATTTTTGAAATCCTCACCACCGCCGATTTCTGGGTCGGCATGGGCACGGCCCTCATCGGCATCGCGCAGGGCTTCATCGCGCTGCTCCTCGAAGGCGTGGCCAAGCTGCTCGACTACCTCAAGGACGTGCCGCTCGTCGGCGACAAGATCGGCGACGGTGCCCGGAAAATCCGTGAAACGGCGCAGGTCTTCCGCGACGCCGGCCAGGAGCAGCGCGATACCGGAACCGATCTGGTCACGCCTTCCGTGGACAAGGCCACGCAGCGGGTGCGCGACGCGTTTGCCGGCATCGGCCAGGCGTTCAGCGAGGGCTACGACAAGGGCAGCTCGCTCATCGACACGAGCGACTGGCAGCAGCACCTCGATGAAGCCATCGGCGGCGTGATGTCGCGCGTGCAAAGCGTCTCCGAGAAAGCCCGTGCGGACGTGGAGCCGAAGAAATCCACCGGCGCTCAGGTCAATCTCGATGACGAGGAGGAGAAGAAACAAAAGACCCGGAGCGCCGTCTCCGCCATCCAGCGCATCGGCGGCGGCGGCGGCGTGGCGCGGCAGGACGCCGACGCGGCCGACCGGCGCAAGCAACTCCGGCTTCTCGAGCAGATCCGCGACGCCGTGAAACAGAAACCCCAGGACCGAAACACGTCCGCCGTTTTCGCATGAGCACCCCGCTGAAACTCAACGGCGTGGCCGGCTCGGTTTCCAAGACCGGGCTGGCCTCGATCACGGTCCCGTTTTACGTGGACACGCTCGCCGAGGCCCTCACGGTCACGCCGGACTTCGGCATCACGCTGCCGCTGGTCAGCCGCCAGTTTCGCGAGACGGAAAATGGCGGCTTCGAGGTGAGCCTGACCTACGAGGAACTGGAGGACGATCCCGCGGATGACCAGGCGGATTTCGAGCTGGATGTCTCGATGAGCGATGACCCGATCCAGACGCACCGCGACTTCAAGACGCTCAAGGAAACCTACGGCTGGGACACCGCCGAGGAGCGTTTTCCCGAAAAGGATCCCAACCAGGAGCCCTCGCCGGCCTACGGGGTGGAAAACTACCTCGCGGTGGGCGCTGTGTTTCGCGTTACCACCACCAAGCGCACCATTCCGGGCCATGTGCTCAAGGGCATCGGGACCATCACGGCGGCGCCGCCCGGCATCGCGCAGTTCCAGATCCCCAACGCGGACGGCCAGCGCAACTGGCTCAAGAGCGCGCCCAAGATCAAGCGCAAGGGCAACGCCGTGAACATCACCGAAGAGTATCTGCTCAGCGGACCGAAGGGCTGGCTCCCGACCATCTACTCCGCGGCGCAACTGACGTGATGGATTTCCACGTGCAACGCGGGGAGCCGATCCGGGCCGAGCTTTGGAATGCGCTCGTGGACGCCCTCGGGCAGGCCCAGATTTTTCCGGGCCAGGGCATCCGCCGGCGCGTCTTCGATGGCCGGACCATGCTGAGCGCCGATCGCGTCCCCCGAACCGGCAATTCGGACACGCCCTACATTCTGGGCTCCACCAAATACGGCAGCAGCATGAGCGGCCCGCATGCGCACGACGACCCGCCAAAGTGGGGCGGGTTTGATGATGTGCCCACCTCGCAGAGCGACGCGTTTTTCGACCTGACCACGCCGCGCCTCGATGAATGGCACCGCAGCCGGCGGCCGCTGGCTCCGGGCGCATCGGCGTCGTCGGATCAACTCACCGACAGCGTCATCCTCGATCTCACGCGCACGCACATCGTGCCCGCCGACCATTCCGGGTTCTACTGGTCGGATTTCGATCCGGTGGTGTATCTGGCGTCGGGCGGCTCCACGGGCCTCGGTGCCTACGATTCCGGCTATGTGCCGCCGTGGGGTTCCTTCACCCGTTACACTTTCAAACGGGCCGCGCTTTTCGATAGCCGCAATCTCCTCGTCTCCATTTCCGCCGAGCAACTGATGGACATGGCGGTGGTCGATTACGGCAGCGGCAGCGACGGCTTTCTGGCCGCGTGGGGAGGATTGCTCGTATGATCCGCACCGCGCTCTTTTCGTGGCGGGGGCCATCGCCGAGCTACGGGCCGTTCCTGCTCTGGGCCGGGTCGGTGCTCTACGCGCGCCGGATTTTTCCCCGTGTCGTGCTCGTCGCCGACAAGGCGGGCCAACGCTGGCTGGTGGACATCCTCAAGCTGCCCTTCGACGAGGTGCTCGATCTGCCGGACTGGCCCGCCGAGTTGAACCACGTCTATGAGTTGCCCAAACTCCACGCCTACGCCGCGATGTCCGCCGTCGGAATGCCGTTCGTCCACATCGACTGCGACGCGTTCCTGCGCCGCCGTCCGCCCGAGGAGTTCCTGCGCGCGCCCGCCGTGTGCGAACACCTCTACGCGAACAAGAATTTTTTGCGGCACGTCCACGCCCGCATGACGGTCAAGGGCGTGGCGAATAATCCCGTGGAGGGCCGCGGCGCGGCGGGCGGTCTGATGGGCGGCTGCGCGACCGACGAGCTGGGGCCTTACGCAGAGAAGGCGATCGCGGGCATCCTCCACCCGCAAAACCGGGCGCAAATCCTGCGGGAGAACGGCTA